GGCTACAACCGCGGCGATTGGAACTTTACCAAGTATTCCTATTCGTGCTCGGAGCATGGCTGGGAAGAGCCGCTGGATGACCGCAACATCAAGATCTATCAGGACATCTTCGACGCTGAGGCCATCGCCGCCGGCCGCGCCGAGGACATCGTGATGCGGGATTACGAGTTCGCCGTGGCGGCGGCCGTGTTCAACACGAGCACCTTCTCGGCCAGCAGCACGCCCTATACGGGCGGCGGCTCGGGCACCGTGGGCGGGACCTACGCCGCCGGCACGGAAAACAGCAACACCGGCGCCACGGCCAAGTGGACCGCGCAGCACACCTGCACGCCGATCGAGGATGTCGAATACGCCCGCCGCATGGTGATCCTCGGCTCCGGACTCCTGCCCAACGCCGTGATCCTCTCGCGGAATGCCTTCTGGAACGCGGTGAACTCCGACGAAATCGTCTTGCGTCTGAAATATTCCGGCCACGACGATCCCAAGGACATCACCGAGAACATGATGGCCGAGGTCTGGCAGGTCGAGCATGTGCTCGTCGCCGGCGGCATCTACAATCAGGCCAACGAGGCCCAGGCGTTGAATGCGGCCTTCATCTGGTCCGACAGCTATTGCATGGTGGCCCGCGTGGCCGAGACCGACGATCCCCGCGAGCCGTGCATCGGCCGGACCTTCATGTGGGCCGGCGACGGCCCCGGCGCGCCGGGCACCGGCGAGGAGATCGCCGTGCTGGTCGAGGAGTACCGCGAGGAGTCCCGCCGCGGCAGCGTGCTGCGGGCGCGGAACGACCGCGACATCGAGCTCATGTACCCGCAGGCGGGCTGCCTGATCACCGGCCTGTCCTGATGCTCCTTGAGCGGTGGCTAACCCAGGAGTCACCGCCGGCGCGTGGGCAGGGCAAGCGCCGCGACCGCCCCTGCCCGCGCGCCTTCTTCATTTCCCGGGAAATCGTCCGCCAGCAGACGCACATGGGAAGCCAGTTTGAAAACCTGATGCAGTCCGGCAACGAGTTGCTCGACGAATACTTCGACGAGCCGCTGGTGTTGCGCGCCAAGGGGCTGGCCATCGCCTTGCAGGGGACGATCATCCCCGGCCGCGGCGACGAAGAGAGCGAAAAGGACTATGCGCAGACGGAATCGTGGTTGGAAATCACGATCCAACTGCACGCTGCGGACCTCGTGGCCAACGGCCAGCCGTTCGAGATCACCGGCGGCATGGAGATCGCCCGCGCGATGCCCAACGGCAAGCAGAAGATTTACATCCTCACCCGCGGCCCCGGCGGCCTGTGGTGGGAACCGCTTGATGTGGACGAGACGCGAATCATCGCCTTCGGAAAATTCCAGCGCTACGAATGAAAACGGAAGGTTAAAGACGAAGTCACGAAGAACACGAAGGGAAATTGTCTTAGTGTCCTTCGTGACTTCGTGTTTAGATTATGAGTAGTTATTTTCTTCAAGTCGCCGATTCGATCGTGACGGAGCTCAACGCAGCCCCGGCCGGCACGTTTACGCGCGAGCTGGGGAGCGTGCAGGGGATCTTCGACCCGCATCGCGATCTGCCCGAGATCGCCGATCTGCGGGTCGACGTGGTGATCGGCGACCGCAAGAGCCAGCCGCTGAGCCGCGTCTCGAAGCGCAACCTGCTGCGGGTGGACATCGCCTTCCGCCAGCATATTTCCGGCGAGCCGGAAAGCAAGGCGGAAACTGAACAACTGGAAGGCCTGGTGGCCGTGGCCGAGGAAGTGGAAGCCTTTTTCACCAACCCGCCGCGGCGGCTGCAATTCGCCGACTTCGCCGTCTGGCACGAAACGGAACTGATTTATCCTTACCTACCCAGCCACCTCGGCGGGAAGCGCCAGTTTACGAGCCTGCTACGTTTAACCTACCTGGTGGCCACGAAATGAGAAAGCAAGAGATAAATCTCATGCAAAGGCGCAAAGGCGCTAAGAAAAGAGCTTTGCGCCTTAGCGCCTTTGCGTGAGACCAATTAAGTGATTATGCAGTTCCGCGGCGGAAAATTTGTGGATGAAGGCGAGCGGGTGGCGAAAGCTATCCGCAAGGCGGGCTACTTTGCGCTCCGAAAACTCGGCTTCCTGGTCCGCGGCCAGGCCAAGAGCGAGATTGAGGAGGAAAAGGGCCCCAGTCCGGCCGGTTCGCCGCCGCATACCCACAAGCACGTCACGACGAAGAGCGGCCGCGAGGGCAAGCAGGGCCTCCTGCCGGCCTCGATCCTGTACGCGATCGAAAAGGACCCCGCCCGCGTGCTCATCGGCCCCTCGGTGAACGTCGTAGGCACGGTGGGCGCGGCATTTGAACACGAGGGCGAGGCGGAATACAAGGTCCGCGAGTATCCCCCGCGGCGCTTCATGGGCCCGGCCCTGGAAGCGGAAGAAGGGCAGTTGCCGGGACTGCTGGCCACGGAAATGAAACACGTTTAATAACACAATACCGCGAAACCGCCAGCGTTCATTCAAGCCGTATCCGACGCTTGCGGTTTAGCGACCAGAAAGGAAACCCATCATGTCCACCCAGACCACAGTCAACGTCTCCATTGCCGACGCCGTACTGCTCCGCGGCCTGCCGAATACGGCGGTCCTGCCGGCGACTATTACTTGTGACAGCTGTGCCGACGTCTCCTATAAGGGCACGGGCGACAAGCCGGGGGCCAACAACCGCAAGAGCCGCCACAAGCAGAGCCTGCCCGGCCAGATCGGCGACGAGATCATGGTTTCGTTCCCCTCCGACTCGGCCGACACGCACATGGCGGCCTTCATCACGGCCTTCGTCAATTTCCAGCCGATCCCGATTTTTGTCACCGACAAGGCGGGCATGTTGGGCTTCGAGGCGGTGATGTGGGTCACCGATTGGGACGACACGCAGACGCTCAATGAGGTGGCCATCAACAAATTCACCTTGGAGCCCTATGCCGTGGGCGTCGCCGGTCCGCAGCCGCACTACCGTACGTAAAAATCAGCGTCCCGAAATCGCGAAACCGCAAGCGACTATTTCGGGCGATCACTGACGCTTGCGGTTTAGCGATAAGAGGAGAAGGAAAAATCATGTCCAACGGAATTCGCACCGGCAGCGTGCAGTTGATCAGCGTGCTGGACGGCGTGTCGTGTGCCAACCAGATCGCCACCCAGGGCACGACCCCCGGCGGGGCCTCGACGGCCCTCGTGGCCGCCATCGCGGCGACGATTCTCAGCGAGTCCGACGGCACGCTGACCGTGCCCACCGGCAGCCTCACGAACGGACAGACGCTGGCCATCTTCTGGACGGTGGGCGGCGTGGTGAACGCCTGCTACGATGTCACCGTCGCATCGGTCAGCACCGCCAGTCCGAACGACACGGTGACGCTCACCGGCGCCAGCAGCACGCCCACCGGCGGCCAATACTACGCCGCCAGCGACTCGGCGCCGACGACCCTCCCGGCCAACGCCACGGCGATCCTGATCTCCGTGGCCACGGACGTGACGGTGGGCGTCGACATCGTGGGCGCCAACCTGCAGCAACTGCAAATCAGTTCCAACCAGCCGGGCCTGGTCGAGCTCTTCGACGCCGTGCCCACGGAGCGGCTGGTGGCCGGTCTGCCGTCGTCATCGAGCTTTTACGCCTGGCCGACGAGCCTCGGGCAGTCGGTGCCCTTCAGCCAGACGGTCACCAAGGTCCGTTTTTACAACAACAGCCTCAACGCGGCCCAGGCGAATTGCCTGGCATTGATGGCCTGAAAAAAGAAATCCTCTGACAGAAAGATGAGGGACAGAAAAATAAGAGGAAGAAAGGAAGAATGGCGAATTCCTTTCCATAATTTTTCCGTCTTATCTTTCTGTCCACCATCTTTCTGTCAGATCCCTTTTGGAAAACCTCACTTAGCGGTGAAATGCACACCTTTCGCGACCTGGAAAACCGGGAATGGAAGATCGATCTGAATTGCGACGTGATCGAGACCGTTCTCGCCGAAACGAACACGAACCTGCTCGATTTGCTCGATAAGGACAGTCCCTTATTGCAGGAGATTGCGCAATTCCCGCCCGTGGTTTGCAAGCTGATCGCGGCCACGATCCGCGAGCAGCTCGTCACGGCCGGCCTGGACGACAAACAGTTCCGCCGGGCGATGAACGGCGAGACGCTGGCCCAGGCCAGCGACGCGCTGCTGGATGAACTGGTGCTTTTCTCCCCGCAGCACAGCCGCCGGCTCCGGGCGGCCGTGCTGGAGAAACATCGGGAGGTCCAGGCGGCGACGATGGACATGGCCATGGCGCGGATCGAGGACCCGCTGATGAAGGAACAACTCCTGGCGGCGGCGGACCGGCGGATCGAGCGCGACATGCGCGAGGCCCTGGCGAGCCTGGAGCAGGCAACGGAGCAGGCGGGGCACCCGTGTATCCACGGGTCGGGGAGCAGGGAGTCAGAACCGGCCGCAGCGCCGGCGACCGCATCCTCGCCGACTGCTGGCACGCCGCCGGACTCCTCGGTTTCCCTTCCCCAGGACCTTTCACCTGGCGAAAGCTCCGCCGCCTCGCCTACGGACGCTTCGCCCCCTTCGCGCTCCTCGCCGTGATCCAGGGAGGGAAGAAGGGCCAATCGGCCGACGATTTCAACCCCTATGTCGATCGCCGCCAGCAGCCGGCCGAAGCGCCGCGGCGGCAGGTCACGCTGGCCCAGATCGCCCCGCGGCTGGGCCAGATGATGCACCGCGTGGAAAACGCCGAGATCGCGAAACCGCAAGCGATCGGTCCGGCCTGAAACGACGCTTGCGGTTTCACGATCCCAAACAAAACCATCATGGCCTGGCAGACGACCCCCAGCACGATCATTTCGACGGCTCGGCAGTATAAATTGAGCGACCTGGCCGCGCTCTTCGGGATCTCCACGCAGCGCTTGCGAATCCTGCTTTTGGAACCGGTCTACGAGGTCCTCGGCAGCAAGGTTTTGAATTGGATCGCCGCGATGGGAGGCAGCGGAAGTTTTGATTACATTCCGCAGAGTGGCATGACCGGTCAGACCGTAGCCGCCTTTCAGGCGCTGTATCCCTATCCCTGAGTGTTTTTTGCAAAGGAATTTTCAAAATGGCATGGCAAACGAATCCTACAACGCTGCTGAATGCGTCCGGCTGGTATCGCATATCGGACCTGGCTGCGCTCTTCGGCGTGCTGGCGTCGCAGCTGGAGGCCTTCCTGGGCATCGGCGGCTATGACCGCGTGCAGGGCGGCCAGGTGTTGATGCAGATTGCCAACTTGGGCGGGGCCGGATCCTGGAATTACATCGCCCAGGCCGGCGAAACTTCCGGCACGGTCGCCGCCTTCGAAGCGGTCGACCAGAATTGACGGACCACAATCCCCCCGGCAGCGAACGTCAAGGCACGCTGCCAAACTGGCCCCGTCGCTTGCGGTTTCACGAGGCCCAAATGATTCGCCTTGGCATCGTGAAACCGCAAGCGACGGGCAAGGCGTGAAAGCGCTTTCGTACGAACACCCAAGGTAATAGGCATGAGCAGCGCAGCCGGTGCAATCAAGGGCGGGATGGCCTACGTGGAAGCCTGGTTGGACGACAACCCGGCCACCAAGGGGCTGGCCAAGCTCAAAAGCAAGTTCCAGAGCTGGCAGGCATCGCTCAGCAGGACGGCTTCCGGCGCTTATGGTGGGGAGCTTCCCGAACCTTTTGCGGCCATCGTCCGCTTCGCCCAATCGCCCGCGGGGGCCTTCACCGCCCTTCTTGGCGCTGCCAAGCTGACCGCCGACGCCGGCGAGGAAATGCTCAAGATGAGCGAGACGACCGGCGTGGCGGTGGAAAAGCTCTCGGCCTATGCCTACGCCGCGCGGCGGGTGGGAATCTCCAACGAAACCTTGGCCGCCGGCCTCCGCAAGCTGCAAAGCAAGGAGTTCCAGATGGCCTTGCAGGGCGCCGGCGGCAAGAAGGGCGGCAAGATCGACTTCTCCGCCGCGCTGGGCATCGACAAGAAGTCCGATGCGGCCGATCAACTCCGCCAGATCACCGCCCAGTTCGAGAAGCTGGACACGGTTTCGCGGATCGGACTGGCCAAAAAACTTGGCATCAGCGAGCTTTTGCCGCTGATCAACGAGGGCATTGCCAATCTCGACGCCTTTACGGCCCGCGCTCGCGAACTGGGACTGGTGATGAGCGAAGAGGACGCCCGCGCCGGCAAGGAATTCGGGCTATCGATGGGCGACCTGCACGACGTGCTGATGAGCAGCGTCCGCGCGATCGGCGGGGCCCTGGTGCCGATGATCACTGGCCTGACGAACGTCGTTGTCCGCGTGGCCGTCGGCCTCCGCGACTGGCTGGAGGTCCACAAGGCGCTCACGATCGCCATCTTTGCGGGCACGGGGGCGATCGTCGCCGGCGGCATCGCCTTGAAAGTCTTGAGCGTGGCCAGCGGCCTGGCGGCGGCCGGCGTGGGCGCGCTGAAGATGGTCTTCGCCGTGGCCGCGGGAGTGATGAGCGCCTTCAATGGCGTGCTGGCGGTGACGCAGGCCCTGATGGGCTCAGCCGCCTTGCCCTTCCTGCTGGTCGGGGCGGCGGTGGTGGGCATCATCGGCTACATCGGCTATCTGGGCGGGGCGTTTGTGAACCTCGGCCGGCAGTGGCAGGACTTTTCCCAAGACACCAGCAGCTCGATTACGGCCATCACCAACGCCATCAGCAAGGGCGACCTGACGCAGGCCTGGGACGTCGTGACGGCCTATTTCTCCACCGAATGGACGCGGCTGGTAAACACGCTGCAGGAGATCTGGGAAGGTTATCGCAGTTACTTCACCGAGGCATGGTACGGCATGCTCTCGATCTGGAACAACATTTGTGCCTCGATCAAGACAGGTTGGCAGCACATGCTCGCCGCCATGAAGACGATGTGGGCCAATTGGAAGGAGGGTATGGGCGGGCTCTTCACGGACCTCTTCGAAGACAAGGAGACGGCCGCTAAACTGGAGCGCATGGGCGGCAAGGTCACGACCGGCAAGGAGGTCCTGCATGAGGATATGGAAATGGAGCGGAAGTCCGCCCTAACGACCCGCGACGCCAATATCTCCGGGATCGACGCCGCCCGGCAGGCTGAAGAAGAGCGGCTGGGCGCTTCCGTCTCCGCCGCAGCCAAGGCCCGCGCCGCGCGGCTGGCCGCCGCCGAGGCCGAGTTACAGAAGAAGCGTGATGCCTTGAACGCCGCCCAGGCGGCCGCCAACGTACCCGGCGCACAGCATCCCCTCGGACCCAAGGGCAACGATGCCTTCGCCGCCGGCCAGGCCGCCGAGATCCGCGGCACGTTCTCCGGGGCGGCGGCGGGCATGTTGGGCGGCGGCGGGGCAGGCATGCTGCAGCGTCAGGTAGCCGCGGCCGAAGACTCCGCAGGAATGCTGGCGACCGCCAACAACTTGATTAAAGAGCAGGTTGCGGAGATCAAGGCTCTGCGGGGCGAAATCAAGCAAATGAACCTAGTGCAGTAGCGGGCTCTGACTGAACACTGAACACTGAAAACTGAACATCATGCCCGCTTTCCAAATTTTCGAGGACGATCAAGGCTACGAGTTGAACGCCAGCTCGGTGACGATCGCCTACAACATCATCGGCGCGGATGGCATGGGGTATTGGGCGGTCCGCGCGGCGCTCTTGGCTTTCGCGCCCTTGAGCAACGCCCCGCCGGGCGCGACCTACGCCTGGCCGCGGCGGGGCATGTCGCTCAAGGAAGTCGGGCCTAACGGCGCGGTCTGGAAGGCGAGCATTACCTGGGCCTCGCTGAATTACCAGTATGCCCTCAAGATCGGCGGCGCGCAGCAGCAGGTCCGCTGCGACAAGACGCTGACCAACATCTACACGGATCCGGCAGCGCCGCCCGCGGCGATTCCGAATTACACCGCCGGCGATAAGGGCCGGCCGATCGGTTTCGACGGCCGTACGGTGCATGGGGTCTCGATCTACATCCCTACCCGCTCCTGGACCGAGACCGTGGAAATCCCCTCCAGCCAGTACACCTTCGATTACGAGGATGCAGTGGCGGCGCTGGACGACGCCCCGGTGAACTCGAAGTCTTTCCGCGGCTACGACCCGGGCGAGGTCCGTTTCGCCGGCATGCACGACCAGTTCGACGTGCAGAACCCGGATTTTGTCATCGCCAGCTTCGATTTCGAGCGGATCGCCAATCGCAACGCGGCCAACGGCAACACCATCACGATTGACAACATCGCCAACATCGAGAAGGACGGCTGGGACTATCTCGACGTGCATTATGAGCCCCAGGTCGTGAATTCGACGGTCGCGCCCGTGGCCCAGTACGTGCTGATCCACCGTATGTATGACCGCAGCGATTTTGCCGCGCTGAAGATCGGCACCGATGAGACCTTGCCGCTGTGGCAGGGTTGATTTCGACAGAAAAATGAATGACAGGAAAATGACGAGAAAAAGGGAAGATGGCGGCAACGTCGCATCTTATTTTTCTGTCCATCATTTTTCTGTCTGAGAATGGAAAGGAACAAGCATGTTGTTCGCCCAAATCCCCGTCCCCGGCGCCGATCAGGCACTCCGCTCCGCTGAGGCGGGCGGCTGGACGGCCGTACTCTTGTGCGGCACGTTCCTCATCTCCCTGGCAAGCATCATCTGGCTGATCCGCAAGATGTTTTCCGAAAAGGACGCCTTGGCCACTCGCTTGACCTCCGTGGAGGACTTTCAAAAGACGAAGATCGTGGAGTTGCACGTTCAGACTGCCACGGCCTGTCTGAAAGCGGTCGAGGCCGCCGAACATAGCAGCCGTGCCTTGATCGACTTGACCAGCACGCTGAAGGCTGAGGGCTGCCCCTATCCTGGCATGGTGGCGGCCCACGGCGCGCATCCCTGATCTACGGTATAGCAAACAGAAAGGATGAGGGATGAGAGATGAGGCATAAGAGATGAGGGATCTGCTCCCTGCTCCCTGCTTCCCGCTCCCTGCTCTGCGATGCGCACCAATTTCCAGCGGCTACATAGCGGCCAACCATTGTCCTTCAACGAGACCACGGCCAACGCCATTATCGCCTCGGCGGAAAACTGGGCCAAGCATGCCCGCGATCCGGGCAATGTCCCCGCGCCAGAATACCAGTTTGCAGGGACCATCATACAGGTCCGCAACGACAGTGGCGGGGTAATGCCGCGGTTCAGCGTGGCCGGCTTCTCGGCCGCCCTGATCCTGCCGGCGGACAATTTGGGCGAATTCCAGAATTATCCGCGATTCAGCGTCGACGTGCCGTCGCTGCCCGACGATGCCGGCCGTTTCTGCATTCTCGTGGAACCGCTGGCCGCGGGCGCGATCGGCCTGGCCCTGGTCACTGGCGTAGCCCCGGTGCAGATCAATCTCGCTCCGGGCGCGGATGCGCCGGACTTCGCCGATGCCGTCAACGGCCAGATCGGCTATCTGCAGCCGGCCGCCTCCGGCGCGCAGGTGCTCTATTGCGATCCGGCCCCGACTTTCTCGCCCGCGCCCGTCTGGGCCCTGGTGCGGATTCCCTCTGGCGGCGCGGGCACGCTGACAGCCTTCGAACTCTACGACGACTTTGCGCCGGGCGACACGAACAAATACGTGTGGACACTGAACGACGATTACACCCGCAACACGTCGGCCGGCCAAGCGACGGTCCAAGTCTCTGATGAGGTGCTGGGCGACGTCCTCGCCTATGGCAGCAACCATAGCGGTTGGTCCTCGACCCGCGGCGCCCTGGGCTTCTACGCCGCCGGCACCGATGGCAAAAACCAGATCGTCAGCATCCGCCGTCTGGCGAAGATGATTAAAATTATCACGCCCACCGGCAGCGGCGGCTTTGCGGCCAA